ATGGATCAGATAGAGGTCGCCTTTGTAGACACCCCACTCACACAGTACAGACCAGTCGTTATGATTGGCTGTCTTCTGCGCGGTATCGGCGGTAGTGAAGCGGTATTCGTAACGCTCAGGCTCAGGCTTGTCACCGTCAGCTCCGTAAGTTTGCCACCATGAGCCGTCAAAGACGTTGCCACCAAGCTTGATAGGCTTCTGCATGCCCTGAGACATAAACGTGTACTCGTCTGTATCCCACTGGCGGCAGAGGTCACCAACGTATTCGTTAGCGGGCCAATATGACCAGTAGCCGCGCATCTTCTCGGTGTCTTTAACATCTTTCCAGCAGTGCTCCTGAAGCCATTCTGGAAGAGACTCAATGTAAGCCTCATCAATCAGTGCCGGGATGATAACGTGGTCAAAGTCGATACCCATCGCACCGGAGAGCATGAAGGAGCTACTGTCGTCAGTGTGTAGCCGCTGCTGAATGGCGACGATTGGAGTCGGGTTGTCCTTTGACTTGTTGGCGCGACGTGATCGGATGGTGTTGGTTAAAGTCTGCTGCGCCTTCTTGCGCTTAACCTCTGAGAAAACATCGAGCGGCTTGTCAAAGTCATCCAGGTTAATCCAGCCGGAGAAGCCAGGCATTTGATAGCCACCACGTGCACCGGTAATTTGACCACTTGCAGCTCGGCTTACTACTTCCGCTTTAACTTTTCCGTCATCGTTAAGTAACTGCCACTCATCGGCCTGATTAACGCCTAACGAGTGTGGCCACAATCCCTGAAACTCCGCAGATGTGATGATTTCACGGCTGCGGCGGCTATTGCGCTTGGTCAGGGTGTCGCTGAATGAGATATTCAGGTTTCGCACTTTCTGGCAGTTAAGCATCGTCCAGACCGGGGCATGAATGCTTAGCATCTCTGTCTTACCGCTCCCAGGAGGAACGTTGAAGACTACGTTACGGCGCTTGCCAGCTACTATGTCTTCGATTACCTGCGCTATGTAGCGGTGATGCCAGTTAACTGACCACTTTTCTCCCTGTAGGAGCTGGAAGAATATGCGGTTAAACGTAAGGAATGAGCGCTCGGACAGGACTTTGATAGCTTGGCGTTCTGCTTCGCTCAAATCCTCCCATTCGAGGAGTTCATTCATAGCTTGCTCAGTATGCTGTTAAGCGCCTTTTCGTCTACCGATACGGAATGCGTTTGTTGGATTGGCCCACCATCTTTGCCTACCAGTTCGTTTACGACCTTATCGCCGTACTTCTTCGGTGACATGCGAGAGAGCACCCACTTACGGGTATCAACCTGTAGGCGGGCCTTCGCGACTGCGGCACCCTCTTCTTTCACGTCATCAGCAATGTCGATCATCTCTTCGAAAATCGAATCGGCTCGGGTCTCTGTCGCTTTTGCGTATTGGTCCCGAAATTCTTCATGCTCTCCAAGCCAGCGGAACACTGTTGTTTTTCCCGGCATGCCCGGGCGTGAACAAACAGATCGCAGACTTTCACCTTCAGCTAGCTTTGCACAAATATCGGCAGCCACCTCTGGTAGATAGTCAGAAGGGCGGCCCACTTTATTCTTGGTCGCCATATCGAGTCCTTGTGATTGTCATTAAACATGGCTCTCGCAAGAACCATCTGTAATGTGAGCCGTCTGTTCCGGCTGCCAGTGACATTTCATCCGCCATTGCAGTCACCGCAACGTATGAGGGTAAAACCATGCTCCGATTTCAGCATGAAAAGACCCGGCGCTATCCCTTACATCTGATTCCCGCGCACTCGTCCCGAGGAGTACCAGTTTTTACTGGCAGGAGTCTTCGTTAAACGCGAGAGATGTGTTTACGTGGAGAGGGATCGGCTTGCACGATTTGGCAGGCTATCGTTTCGATATTCTTACTTTCGTCCCATACCCGCTACCAGCCCATACCCAAATAACAAATGGCGGGTTAATAGATAACTCCTTAGCCACATGCGATTCTTTTAATTGAGTTGGTTTTGTGTCGGAGTCAGAGAATCTAAAAACACCCTCATCTGCGCTTACATATGCAGACTCTGTACCTGTTGTTATTTGAACAGGATCGGATGTGAGATCTATTGTTTCAGTCGTCATGGTGTCATCTCAATTTCAGTTATGTAGCGCTCTGACCAGTTACGTTTCGCTGTGGGTAGCGTGAACGAGTCGCCAGGCGTGCTGTATGTGTCTGATTCGCCATTGCTGTAGCGCACCGTGATTGTTGATGCAGAACCTGTGTTGATAGTGACGCTGGACGTTGGGCGCGTTGATACAGCATCACCAGTAATGATTGGTGACGTTGCCAGCGTGCCGGTCTCGACGTTAACAAGCCCCGTGAGCAGGTCGGTATTTTCCCGACGATAGAGCGATACAACACAGCCGCCGGCCGGCACAGGCTCACACAGCCCATACAGATATTTTGTTGTGCTGGCGCGGGCGGTGTACGTCCTTATCTGCGACTCCACACCAACGCTGAACGGAACAACTATCCGGGACCACTCATCAAGCGCCGGGGGCTTTGTTTGCGGGACAATAAACGCGCCAGCGGTCGCATCGTATATCGCGTACAGGTCGCAGTCAGTTGTTGTGCTGCCAATATCGCCACCGTCCGGCCCCACGCCGGTAGATAGCGTCAATCCCAGGCTAATCCACGGCCCCACAACGGGAGATTGCACCGCCAGGTCACCCCGAGACATAAGCTGGTAATTTGTTGCCTGCGGCTCTGGTTCATGGCGGCCAACCGCAATACCATTCTGATATTCCAGTGGCCAGGTGTTTTCGGCGATTTCCAGCATCACACCAGTTTCCGACCAGTAGAAATGCGCGGGCCCGGAAAACGTTACGCGGGGATCGAGCGTCGGCGATGTCAGGTCGATGGGTCCAGTGATCGGCGGTGATGATGTTCCGCCACCAATTTGCACGGCACCAGGCACCCAAATACCAGTATTGCCTGTTGGACCAACTGCCTGCCCGTCGGGGATTGTTATCATTTACGCCTCATCTCGCCGCGTGAAATGTCATTATCGAAGCCCCTCAGTGAAGAGCCTCTGTAATGGGTTCAGGATGGGTTACTGATTAAGCCGGGGATCGTGATTTGTGACTGCTGCTCTAAGCGCTCAATTCTGGCAACCAGTTGCGGTTTCTTCACTCTTCCCCATCGGCTCAATAATCGGCCCGACATACTCGCCACATCCTTCTCCTTCATAAACTCAAGCATCAACTCGTTATGCTCACGCTGATATGACTGAGCAAGGTTCATTAGCTGGTCGCGCATCCAATTAAACGCTTTGATAAACGCCTCTTTGATTGCCGCCGCTTTCTTTCCGGTAAAGGACATGATGATGTACATCGCGCCGTCTTTGGATATTTCATACTCAACGTACTGATTACCCTTGTGCTCGTAAGTAACCCGCGAAAAGTTGCTGGTTAGAAATTCATCTGAGCAATCGAGTTTTTCAATTTTCTGGATAATGTGGTGGTGCTGCTTGTCGAAATAAGCTGCGACCTTTCGTGAGGTGGTGATAATGCGATCGCCAGATACGGCAACCATGTCGCGAAAGTCGATAGTGGCTAATTGATATTGCATAGCGATTACCTTTTAGAAAGATGAGCCTGCTCGCACAGAAAAGCCGCCCCGAGATGGTCGCCACCATATACGGCAATTCTCAGGCTCAGCTTTCTGAAAGGCTCGGGATGATTTGCGCTGCGAGGCGCGATGTTTACTGCGGGTATAAAAAAGCCCGACCGAAGTCAGGCTCTATTATTTGCTATTGTGGGTGACGAATTACTTAAGGCATTGTTGCCGGATGTAATCCTGCAGATAGCCGACCTGCTTCGTTACTGTGACGATTCGCTCTCTGATGGTGAAATAATCCCGCTCAGCGGAGTCAGTAAGTCGGGGGCTGGTAGCATCGACCACGCCGCTGGTGCCGGTCGCTCCGCTCGCGGGACAGTTTGCGTTGAGCTGCAGCCGCTTACGGCCAGCAATGACATCGCTATGCAGACGCTCAATGGTTTCTTTCGCATCGGCCAGCTCCTTCGTGTATTTGGCATCCAGTGCAGCAACGTCACGCTGACGGGTCTGCATGTCGGTGATAGTGGTGTTCGCCAGGCTAAGCTTCTCAGTTGCCTTATCGCGCTGGTCTTTGTAGGTGATGGCGTTGTCGCGGTAGTGGTTTGCAGACCACGCTAGTCCGCTAATGACAGCGATAAGTGCAATTGGCAGCCAGAGCTTTTTCAGTAGCGCAACGATGGCTTCCGT